ACGCTTGAGAAGCTGGCGTCGTTGAGCAAGGGCGAGCTAGTTTCATTAATCAAGCGGTGCTCTGGAGCAGCGTGGGGTGTTGGGCTAATGACTCACGACGAGGCTTATGAGGCTTCATGCCTAAAGCTGCTAGCTTTGGGGTTAAAAGCGCAAACGAGCAGCCAGGCGATCCCGGCCTTGCGCGAATGGGCTGATAGGACGAGGGGCAAGCCTGCCCAGACTGTCTCTATGTCTGTTAAAAGTGATAATCTGTCAAAATTGACTGACGATAAGCTTCTCGCGCTTGAGAGGGAACTTTCCCGCCTTACCGGTTGCGATGCAATGGTAATCGCACCCATGCCAAAAAAGCTTGGGAGGGAAAGCGCAGACGATGAGCCTGCCATTTAGCAGCCAAACATATTTAGAGAGCCAAAAATCTAAGGGTTAGAGCCAAAAACTCTTAAAAAGAGGGGTGGCAGGGTGGCGTACCCCCCCCCTTGTAGGGGTGATACCTCCTAATAGTCCCCCACCCGAAGCGCGACTAGGGATATGTCACTTGACTGAAACAAAGAATTGGTATAATAATAGTTGTATAAACGATAAAATATTAAAGAGTTAGATATCGTTATGGGGAGATATTGGTATTATAGTGACGAAAGTTTTTCATTTAATCTAGATATGGAAGAGAAAAGAGATGGCATATAGTACGGATATAACAGGCGAGCATTTTGGCAGGTTGGTTGCATTACGAGTGTGTGGAAAATCGGGTCGTGAGAATATCTGGTCATGCGCGTGTAGTTGTGGTAAAGTAGCGAAGGTAAGATTGTCAAATTTACGGAATGGTAATACAGTAAGTTGTGGTTGTCGTAGACGTGAGATACTAGATAGTATAATATTTGAGGTAGAGTAATGAGCAACTCGTATAGTGAATCGGACTACCAGCGTGCTAAGCTGTTGATAGAAAAGCGTCGTTTATCGTTTTATCGTCCATATTTGAAGCAGCAGCAGTTTCACAAGGCTGGCAGTATGTATAGAGAGCGTTTACTTCGTGCGGGCAATCAGATGGGTAAGACATTAAGTGCGGCGGCGGAGACTGCGATACATGCGACTGGTAGGTATCCTGAGTGGTGGGAGGGTCGTGTATTCAAGAAGGCCCCTGTGATATGGTGTGCTGGTGTTACAGGTGAGGTAGTACGGGATTCGATACAGCGGTTATTGATAGGTGATTTAGCAAATCCTGGTACTGGTTTCATACCTGCGGATGATATAGTAGAGATGACTCCTAGTCGTGGTGTTGCAGATTTAGTTGATACGATATTGGTAAGGCATCAGTTAGGTGGCACGAGTCGGATAAAGCTGAAGTATTATGAGCAAGGTCGGGAGAAGTTTCAAGCTGATACAGTTGATTGCGTGTGGTTAGATGAGGAGTGTGATTTAGGGATATATAGTGAGGCATTGACTAGAACAAATGCGACAAGTGGCATGTTATATATGACATTCACTCCACTTAAGGGCATGAGTGAGGTAGTAAGACGCTTTTTGCATGATAAGTCACCTGACCGTTGTGACATAAACATGACAATAGAAGATGCGTTACATATAGCGCCTGAGGAGCGACAGCGGATAATTGACAGTTATCCGTTACATGAGCGAACGGCTCGTATTCTGGGTCAGCCTGTATTGGGTTCTGGTCGCATATTTCCAATTGCGGAAGAGGATATATCGTGCGACCCGTTTGATATTGTTAGTGTTCCATTTTTTTGGTTAGAGATAGCTGGCATTGACTTTGGTTGGGATCACCCGACTGCGGCGGTAAAGTTATTATATAATCCTCAAGACGACATAATTTATGTGACTAATGCTTATAAGCGTAATGAGCAGACACCGATAATACATTCAGCTGCACTTCGTCCGTGGGGGAAGAACATACCGTGGGCATGGCCTCATGATGGCTTAATACATGATAAGAACTCTGGGGAGCAGCTTAGTGAGACATATAAGGAGTTGGGTTTGAACATGTTGGGTGAGCATGCTCAATTTGAAGGTGGCGGCAATGGCGTTGAGGCAGGTCTTACGGAAATGTTAATGAGAATGCAGACGGGGAGATGGAAGGTCTTTCGCAATTTAGGAGAATGGTTTGAGGAGTTTAGACTCTATCATCGTAAAGAGGGTAAGGTCATAAAGGAATATGATGACTTAATGGCTTGTTCTCGCTATGCCCTAATGATGCTGAGAAATGCTGCGCGAGTACGAAAAGCTCATGGAACTATAAATGGTTATCCTATTGATGAAGAAGAGGCTAGGAATGGCGGTCATAAGGTTGAATACAACCCTCTCTCAAGAGAGATATGTCGTGGTATAGCACGGTAATACACTATTGCACAGTATAGTATATATAAAATAAGAACTTGATTTGTAACCGTTATATAGTAATATAGTTTGGAAAAACTTACAGTATAGGGGGAATAATTGGGATTTTTAATGCCTACACCATCAATGCCATCAATACCAACCCCACTTCCGGCTGCCGCACCTGCGACAATGGCAAATGCTGATATTGCAATGACTGCTGCGAACCAAAGAAAGAAAGCTGCTGCCGCAGCGGGTGGCGCAGGGAATACAAACCCTGATTTGGCGGCGGCACCTAGTGTTGCTAAATCAAATATTTTAGGGCCATAGTAGATGGTTGAAACTAAATTCGCATTTTATGAACAGGCGAGTCCACTTACTCAAAGTAAGCAGCCTATTGATCCATCTAAGAAGAAACCGGACGATAGAATAAATGAGAAAGATTGGTCAATCGTTCGTAGTCATCTTGAAGGTAGACTTGCTATGTTGCGTACATGGCGTAATACATGGTGGATACAGAATTACTCTGACTTGGCTAGGTTTATATTACCTCGTCGGTCAATTTGGTTGACTCAATCTGCCGGTGGTATGCCAAGCCCAAACACAATGACGCGTGGCTTAGAGATAAACGAGTCTATATTAGATCCGACTGCGACATTTGCTGCACGGATTTGTTCAGGCGGATTAATGAGTGGCTTATGCTCTCCGTCCCGCCCGTGGTTCAAGATAATCCCTGCTATGCGTGGCGTAACTATAGACGATGAGGCTCGGATATGGTTAGATACCGTTGAGGATATTGTTTACACGGTGCTTGCTCGTAGTAATTTCTATAATGCGTTCTCTCAAGAGTGTGAGGATATTGTTGTGTATGGCACGGCAGTCAATATAATTTATGAAGACGAGAAAGACTTACTTCGTTGTTATACTCCGTGTGTAGGAGAGTATTATCTTGCTTCCGGTGCGACAATGCGGGTAGATGGACTATACCGCACTTTTGTTATGACAATAGCACAACTTGTTGACTTCTTTGGAATAGATAATTGTTCAGCCGAAATACAGAAATTATGGAGAGAGAAAGGTGGTGCATTAACTACCGAACGCTTAATTGCCCATTCTATAGAACCTAATTTCGCTATATCTGAAGGAAATGTTGGCAAGATAAAAGGTGCATTCGCATGGCGTGAGGTTTACTGGGTTTATGGCGCAGGTACTAAATATCCACTCGCTATGCGTGGTTTTATGGAAGCTCCATTCACTGCATCTCGTTGGGCTACACAAAGCAATGATGCGTATGGTCGTTCTCCAGGTATGGATATATTGCCGGATGTTATGCAGTTGCAAGTTGAAACATCTCGCAAAGCCGAAGGGATTGAGAAAGGTATTCGCCCGCCTTTACTAGCACATTCGGAACTGAAAAATTATCCGTCATCACAATTGCCGGGGCATGTAACATATCTGAATGATATGAGTGCAGGAAAAGGAATGCGGTCAATATATGAACAGCAGTTTGACTTAAAATATATATCTCAAGACTTGTCGTTGATCCAACAGCGGATTAGAGTTGGATTATTTAATGACTTATTCCTTCTTATCTCTCAAGGTGCAAATAATGAGAAAACGGCAACAGAGATACAAGCAAAACTTATTGAGAAACAAAATGTCTTAGGGCCTGTTATAGAAAACTTGCTCGGCGAGAGTTTGCAGCCGAAGTTAAGGCGTGTCTTTGCTATTTTGAAGCGCAACAAGATGATACCTCCGCCTCCTGAGTCATTACAAGGAGTGCCGCTTGAGATTGATTTTGTAAGTTTACTTGCATTGGCTCAGAAAGCTGCAAGTACAGGTGGCATTGAAGCTCTTGTTAAAATGGCGGGAGCATTAGCTCAATTGAAACCTGAAGTTCTTGATAATATGGATAGTGATGAGTTGCTACAGGAATATAATAATCTTCTTGGCAATAAACAGAAGATACTCAAAGGCCCTAAAACTGTCGCACAAATGCGTGAACAGAGAGCTGCCGAACAGCAGAAACAACAACAAGCAATGATGGCAGGACATGCAGCCGATATTGCAAATAAAGCGGCAGGTGCTGCTAATACACTAAGTCAAACAGATGTTGGATCCGGTGGTTCTGCACTTGATCAGATGCTTGGGACTTCCGGTAATCAAAGGCTATAAACTATATATTGACCATTCCTAATATTATGTTACTACATGAAACACAGTTAAACAATTATAGGATACAAAGATGTTGCGAAATCTTTATACATTCATTAATAATATACGGAACTATAATAAATTTGATAAACATTATAGTGCGGTTCTTAAAGTTAATGAAAACCTTGATGAAGTATTAAGTCGCCTAAATCATCGTGTAATGTTAATAGAATTACAATTAGAGGAAATTATGCCATCAACTAGCAAGAAACAACATAACCTTATGGAGGCAGTAGCTCATTCACCTGAGTTTGCTAAAAAGGTAGGAATTAAACAATCAGTAGGGAAAGACTTTGCGAAAGCCGATGATAAAGCCGGGATAACCAAATCTCATAAAGGAAAATCGGTTAAGAAGGAAAAAGACTATGAAAAATTATATAATAAGGATTAGAGTATGTTTCAGATTGTTATAGTTCCAACTGATAATAATGCGAATGCTGCATTATTCTTCAAAACAAAAGATACAGCCGACATTGCACATAAAAATATCTATGATGCCCAGAAAGGCACGCTACCAATCCAAATCCTGAAGATACAAGATGACTTTGGTTGCACACTAACAATTGATAAAGATAAAATTTGTTGTGTAATGATAATGGATAGCGAGAAGCAATTAGAACTCGCATCTGTTATGGGGGCAAACAAACATAATTTAACACAAGGACTATAATATGGCGAAACGAGATGAAATACAAATGCTCAATGACTTCATGGAGGGATTGAACACAATGATTGATGCGAGTGGACAAATGGTACACCAATTCCAGAATATTAAGTTCATGGCAATTAGAGATATGCTTAATATCATAAAAGATAAACTATCAGGGCAGATTGTAGGAACGGAGATTGGTAAATGATTGAAGGATCAGTAAAACGAAGCACAGAGACAATGTCCGAACGGGAGAGTCTTGAGGCATTCATAGAAGGTGCGAAAAAAGCAGCTTCTGCTGCACGGGAGCTTGGAAAGGAATCTAATAATAGTGACTGGCGTAATCTATCTGATCTCCTCGACGGAATGCGTATTAATGGAGAGAAGTTATCGCAGATGAAATCAATGTCTCGCCTCGAGACATTAATGGCGGCTAATATTAAATCACAGAAATTCATTCCTCATGGATAATGCATATAAGAAGCAACTTGAAGTATTCGGCATTGACTCTGTCAGTGCCGTAGAGTCAGAAGTGCAGAAGAAA